CCGACAAAGCTGACGGGATTCTTCTACGACAGCCACCATAAAAACCGCGCCAGCTACAAGACGCACCATATCGACGGACGGACAAGCCGCCTCGTTTCGCAAGACTTCATCGCCCGGATCATCGAAATGTACGGCATGGACAGCGACGTATTCAGAGTGCGCGTCTCTGGGGACTTCCCCAAAGCTATGCCGGACAGCTTCATACCACTGGAATGGTGCGAGCGACAGACGGAAGCGAAACGAAAAGCCATCGAGCCGCGCCGGATAGACATCGGCGTGGACGTAGCGCGATACGGCGACGACAGCAGCGTGATCATCGGCGTACAGGACAAACGGCAAGAGGATGAGCCGGAAGTCTACCACCACAACGACACGATGGAGATAACCGGGTACACCGTCGCCACCATCCGCAAATACGCCGCCATCGAGACCGTCGAAGAGATTCACGTCAAGATAGACTGCGACGGCCTAGGCGTGGGAGTTTTCGACAGGCTGAGAGAACAACGCGAGGAGATACAGACAGCGATAACCGAGAAGCGCGAGAAAGCCGCCGAGGGTACGGACAATGAAGTTGTTCCGTTCACGTTGGAGGTTTACGAGTGCCACTTCGGAGGAGAGGGCGGAACGGTATCATCCGACGACCCAGTAGAGTATGCAAACAGCACGGGAATCATGTGGGGGACCATCCGCGAAGCACTCCGGCAAAGCACCCTCGCCCTCTGGCGCGATGACCGCCAGATTGCCCAGCTTTCAAACCGTAGATACACGATAAACAGCGCAGGGCGCATCGAACTCGAAAAGAAAGAGACGATGAAAAAGCGCGGCGTTTCCTCGCCGGACATCGCTGACGCGCTCGGCCTTGCTATGCATGACCCAGTCCAGAGCGACTGGGCTCTTGACTACTGAGGAGGCAGAACAAATGACAAACGAAAGAGAGGTGAGCCGCCGTGCCTTTGTTTGGTAGAAGACGGCCAAATACCGCAGATCAATTCATGCGACGCGAAAGCAGCATGATACCGCGATGGACGCGACCTCCAGAACGCAACACAGCAGACTGGATCAAGACATTCAGCACCAGCCCGCGCCTCGCGGTCGTGGACAGAATCGCCTCTGATTTGTCGTTTGCTTCCGGGCGGCTTTACGCAGAGGACAGCAGCGGCGAGGAACACGAGGTCACAAGCCACCCGTTCCTTGACTTCTGGGACAACATGAACCCCCTTCACGAATACAGCAGTGCGGCACTTTGGCAACTTCACGAAATATATATCCTCCTCAAAGGAGAGGGATACTTCATCATCGAGCGCGACCTACTGGGGCGACCGTCCGAACTCTGGCCAGTCCCGGTGCATTGGGTATTCATGACGCCATACCTCGATCACCCATTCTACAGGATACGGACATCAAGTGGAGGGTTAATAGAAGTCCCGGTCGAGGATATGTTCATACAAAAGAGCCTCAACCCATACGATCCGACGATGCGTGGGCTTGGAGCGGCAGAAAGCCTCGCCGACGAAATCGAGACTGACGAATACGCCTCTAAGTTTCAAAAGCGATTCTTCTTTAACGATGCCACACCAAACCTGATAGTCTCAATGCCGAAAAGCACCGACGAACAGCGGAAACGCTTCAGGATGGAGTGGCTCGAACGATTTCAGGGGATGTTCAAGAGCCACGGTATAGCGACAGTGAACGGAGAGACGGAGGTAATCCGAATCGGGGAGTCCATGAAAGACATGGACATGGTCGAGGGCAGAATCTACCTCCGCGACGCCTCGCTGGAGCATTTCGGCGTACCCCGTGAGATCATGGGGATAACCGAGAACTCCAACCGGGCAACGGCGGAAGCCGCCCAATTTATCTACGCCCAGAATGTCCTCACCCCGCGCCTAATAAGACGCGAGGAGGCAATCAATAAACAAATCCTCCCAGCATTCGGGGACAACCTCGTCTGGCATTTCGACGACATCGTGCCGCGCAACGTCGAATTTGACAAGATACGCGCACTCGACGGATGGAACGCCGGACTGCTCCTTAAGGATGAAGCCCGCGAACTGCTCGACTTCGCGCAGGCCCGGACAGGCGGAAACGTCTACAAGGGTACATTCAGCGACGTGTTCATCGGAGAGGATGAAGACCCGGTCGCAGTCACAGCCGAAATCACCGCCGCACAATACGATACCGGGGGCGAAACCGACGATGCGGTCGTAGTCGAAGACGACACCGAAAAAAACGATGACGTGGAGATCGAGGAAGCAACCGACGACGACACTGTAGACATTCTCGACGCATACGGCGAAAAGTCAAGCGGTCGGCGTGTCAGTCTTTCAGCGGCGGAGCGGAGCGAAGCGAACGCCCTCCGAGAAAGTGGCGCCTCCTTCGAAATCGCAACACTGAAATACTTCAGGCAGCAGACCAAACTGATAGCTGATGCCCTCGGACAGACAGCGAAAGCGGAGACATCGGTGTGGGAGGGCATGGCTGAGTACTTCAATGACGACGGAACGGTCAACTTTGAGGCTTGGAACTTACTGGACACAGCCGGACAGGAAGCCGTCGCTGCGAAATTCACGTCCGGGCTGGTTGACTGGTCGAAAGAAGCATCCGCTCTCCAAAAGGTCTTTGAGCCGCTGTGGAGGCAGACATACGATACAGGTGCGAAACACGCCCAGAAGCTGTACGGCGTCCAAGCAGTCAACCGCCCGGAACTCGTCAGCACAGCAAAACTGCGCGGCGGACAGCGCGTCGTCGCGGTCACACAGACGACAAAGGACAACATCGGGCGCATCGTTTCGGAGGGGCTGGCAAATGGAGACAGCAACAAGTCTATCGCACAATCCATCATCAAGGAAACGGAGATAGATAGCACGGCTCGCGCAAAGCTGATAGCCCGACAGGAAGCGACGACCAGCCTGACCACCGGGCAGTACGACATGATGCGGCAAGCCGGAGCAACAACAAAGACATGGCATCACCGACCCCAGAAAGACCCGCGCAATGGAATACCGCAAGGAACGCCAGACCACGTCGCTCTAAACGGAGAAACCGTGCCGATTGATGCAAAATTCAACAACGGTCTCCGCTTCCCGCGAGACCCGGAAAGCGGAGACGCGGCAGAGGTTATCAACTGCAGGTGCTACGTCACCTATGGCGGATTTTAAGAGAGGAGAATACTAAAATGGCATTTAGAAAACTGAGTGACCTACCGAGGGATATCGGTCTCGCCTATGACCTCGAAACCGAGCAGATGGCGAGATGGAACGGAACGGAGTTTATACCCATTGGTAACAACGGCGGAAGCACGGGTGTATCCGGCATCTGGGAAAAACGCTTCGAACAGGAGATAATTCTCAATTCAGGCTGGAGCAATCCACTCGACACAGGAATCGTGATCGAGGACGCGACCGAATACGAAATCATATTGTCAGCAATAGCCGGAACTACGGGAACGGCAAGCTCAAGAAACGGGCTTCTCGCCCCGCGTTTAAGGGCAAAAAATGGAACGCTTGGAAGTGACCTGATGACATATTCGGCTGGGGCGTATGCCTTGTTGTCCGCAATTTTCAACTTCCGAGGACAAATACATCCGCTTGATACAGATGCTACCCAAAAAGTAGTAACCGTTCATCCTATGGCATCGGGAGAGTATGGCGCGGCTATAACCGCGAACATCGGCAGCGTACAGGTGGATGATCCGGCAGCGTCACCCGGAACATCGGCGACACAACTCAGTATATTCGGCATTAGGAACATAATCGCCGCCGATGACGATTTCACAATTTGCCTTTCGCAGCCCAACGCGTACCCGTCTGCGCCGACTGTAAACATTCGCTACATCTGCAAGGTTTACGCAAAGAAAGGATAGGAGGCACAACAATGGCATTCACTGAACAGCAAGCAGCCGAATCCGCCAAAGCCCTCGGCGTAAACTATGACGCGGTCAAATTCACAGCCGGAGACTTTCTGCGCGGGATGAATATCGAACTGGAGCATGGCACGGTCAGCACCACGACCAACCTAACGGACGACGATCCCATCAAAACGGCGAAGATTGTGCTGGCGCATCTTACTGAAACCCCACGATACTACGACGAAAAGGTCGGACTGGAAGCGTGGGAAGCGAGCCTCGAAAAAGGCGTCAAGGCCAAGAGCCGTAAAACGGAATACAAGACGCTCAAATTCGAGTTAGAAGATTTTGACGAG